ACTGGAGTTCAGACGTGTGCTCTTCCGATCTCGGCAATTTTCAGAACGCCGGACCGGCCACCACTATGCTTGTACTTGTCCAGTGCTTCGGCCATTGCTTCGGAATACATTCCGTTAATCCGGTGCAGCAGGCCCGCAGCGTCCCGGTTAGCCAGTCGGAAATAGAAAACTTCCTCTTCCTCCATTTCGCCATGCAGCGAAAGGCCGTTGCAGTTGATCCCCGTGTACCGGTTCGGCCTAAAAGCGTAGACCTCACGCCCGAAACTGTCAGCCAGGTACACGCTGCCGTCCGCTCTCTGGAAAACCAGCGCTTCATTGAATCGCAGCAGCCGGGCGAACAGCAGTCGCTTGAAAAAGAAGGCGTTTTCGTTCTGGTTCGGCTCCACATTCCACCGGTACCAGTCTTCCGCCTGGGTGTATACACCAGCCTGGTAGGTTCTCCATTCGCACATTGCAGCAGTAGACGCCACCAGATCGATAACGGAAAACAGGGCGATTTCCTCAATATTCAGCCGGGAAACAGTGGAACCGGAAAGGCCGGTTTTTACTACGATATTCCCGTCTTTGTCCCGCTCTCCGAAGTCCAGCAGATCGGTTAAAAAGTCCGTAAATCTCATGTTGTTCTCACCTCCTTTCCAGGCAGTAAAGGCAGCCGGTTGGCCGCTTAGAAGATAAACACGCCCGGAAGCTCGGAAACGTCCGGCAATACCTCGAAAATGTCTTCGTGCTTTTGGGCGACAATGAAGGCCGCCACAAGGGCCATAAAACCGTCGGTTTTCCGGGTTTTGGGTTCGATTTTCTCAAAGGTTATATTTCCGTTGCTGTCGATCTTTCGGCAGGCGTTGTTCGTATACCATCGCATTGTCATAGAATCACCCCAGCGGATTTTATGGGATATAAACGCGCTGGTAAGGATCGGGGCCACTTCGGACACTTCTGGCCTATACGTCAATTTGATGTTTCCGCGTTTGGGGTCTGGGTCCCAACCGCTTTCCTTCAAAGTCTTACGCATGAGCGCGACGCGGAAATGGTCGATTGCTCCGAATTGGATATCGTTGTGCAGGGCCTGTTCTTCTATCCATGCGATTGGGTATTCCGGCGGTATTTGCGGTTCATCCACCAGGGTGGCTTCCTGTCGGGCTATCGCTTCCATGTATGGAAACTGAATCCGGGGCAGGGTCGGACTTTGGGCGCATATCCAACTATGCACCTTCCAGCACCATATTTCCCCAACTTTCCAGAGGATGCCAGCCGCCACAAAGTCGCGTGTATCGGCGTAGTCGATGCCAAAAACGGCGGTATGTACTTCGTCCGGCTCTCCGGGCGGGTAGGGTTGATTTGCGGCCAGAATGTTTTCCCAGCTGGTGACTTCCGTTTCGGTGTTACCCTGGGGTCGGTTCATTCTTTTGGTTGCGAAGGCGGAATGACTGGCCGGGTCCTGCTTGTATTCTTCATACTCCAGCAGAATTTCTTCCCGAAGCTCCTGCCGGGTGGGGTCGTTCAATGACGGGTTTGCTTTCGCCCAGGCGTCGGGCTGGTGGATCTCTTCGTCGCTGTCCAGGCGGCAGAAGAAATATAACCAACCGTTATCCGGCTCCGTGCCTTCCAGGACTTTAAGGCCCTTTGTCATGTATCGATCAAGTGGGCCGTCCCGGACGTTGCCCTGGGTGGAAATGTAAGTACGGCGTGGCATGGGCCGCTTGCCCAGACCGGTAACAGCGACGTCCAGAAGTGCGCTGTTTATATAAGCGTGCAGTTCGTCAAAATCAACTTTGCCGGGTCTGCCGCCGTCCTTAGAGTTGGGGGCGCGGGTGTAGTACTTTATCCGGCTTTTGGTCTTCCGGTTCTTTATTTCCTCTTTGTTCCAGGTGAAATACTTCTCGAAATACCGTTTATTGCTTTCCAGTATGTCGTAAATATCGTCGAATGTGGCGCGGGCCTGGTCCTCCGAATTGGCAAACATATCAATGTTGTATTTCTCAATGCCGTTGATAGGGGTGATTAAGCAAAAATCCTCGAAGGCCAAATAGCCGTTTTTACCGGCTCCACGGCCCACAACAATCATAAGAATGGGCCAGCGCAGACGCCCAGGGGCTTTATAAACGCAGTTATGAAGGGCGAAACAGAAGGTTTCCCACTCCAATAGCTTGTATGGGAAATATTTCTGTTGATCCATGTACCGGGCCAGCTGCTCTTCGTCCACATAAATGCTTTCCTGCTGAAAAGTCTGCTCTACCAGGTCCACAAGCAGTATCTGTTCCCGGCACACCGGCACGGTGCCGGACCTCACCAGGTCTATATAATCCTGGATGTAATGGGTCACAGGTCGCCGCCGCTTTCATCCGGGGGCGGTACGGTGTCCGTCCTCAGATCCAGTTCCCGCAGAATCGAAAGTTTCTGTTTGTTGAACAAGGCCGCCGCCTTAATTGCCGGGTTTTCCTTGTCGTACTCATTGCCGGACGCGCTGCGGGCGGTGATCGTCAAGCCATTCTTTCGGACGTCGGCCTGTGCTTTCTTTTCCTGCTTGTAGTAAAAAATATAGTCGTCGATAAGGGCTGTAAAATGTTCAACATTCGCGCCCCGGTCTTCCAGTTGCCTTATTAAGCTCTTTTTTACGTCCTCAGCGGTCACATTTTCAGCCCCTTTCTGGTGGTGTTTTGGCGGTTTCCATTACGCGCGTGTACGCGTGCGCGAACATCTTATAGGCGGGCGGTTTTTTCTCCGATTTTTCCCTCACGCGCACGATAGCCCGGTTTTGTCTTCCCTGGGCCTCGGTTTCCAAATCCGGGGGGATTTTGGTTTCAGAGGGTGGGGGGTGTCCCTGCTACCAGCGTTCTGCTGTTACAGGAATTTTTCTTTTATGGTGTTCATCCCAGTGGCACCCAGGACAAACAATGACGGTGTTAGGCTGCCCGTGTTCGTCGTACTCAGACAGGGCCAGGTCTGGCCGCTTCCTTACTTCGTTGACATGGTGGACGATGGCGACGGGCCGCCGGTCGTTGCTGCTGCTCTTCTTCTCCCACGGCTTGCGTAACGGTGTCACGACTGCCGGTGTCTTCCGCTCGCACAGCTGGCACCGGCATGGCCTGGACTTCAAGATGTGCAGGCGAAAGCGTTTCCATTCTTTGGACAGATAGAATAATTCAAGCTGTCCCTTTGCAATCAACTGCAAAATCCAACTTGCAGGCCAGCTGTCCGGGTTGTAAGGCAAGGCCACGGCGGCACCTCCGGCAGAAAATAAGAAAGCCGCAGGCTTTGGCCTACGGCTTTCTTGGTAATATATCCGCCCCGGTGTTCCCCGTGGCTTTACTCGATAACAAAATATCACAGTGCAGCGTACACTTTCAAGATTGCAAAAATCTTTTTTGGAAACTTTCGGACAGTTTTTGTCACCGCTTTTTCTGCTGTTCCGGTAACTGAATATGCAGCAATGCGGTGCCGTGGTTGTTGGTTGCCCAGGTTCGGGACTTGCCTTCTGCTTCTGCCGCGTCCTCCCAGCTCATGCCGTCAATATAATGGCGCATGAGTAAGACCCGCTGTTCCCCCGCCGGTGCCTGCTTGATAAGCGCCAGCACCCGGCGTTTTGCTTCCCTGGCATATTGCCGGGCGTCCAGTTCGTTTTCCCTGGCTGTTTCCAGTTCCAGGACCTTGGATGTTGTAGGGTTGCCAACCTGTCCGCTGGTTGCCGTGTTGGCTGCGTCCGGGCTACGGTAGCCGTTGGATTTCTCCATGCTCTCCACCTTCGCCGCCCAGTAATCCACTTCTTTCAGCGCGTCCCGGTATTCGTTTAAGGCTTCCTTTTTCTTTTCGTTCTGTTCCTTCTGGCTGTTATTCTTCACGCTGCTGCCCCCTTGCTATGATCTCAGCCCAGCGATATGCAGGGCGTTTTCCTTTTTTCTCCCAGCGTTTTGCCATAGCGCCGGTGATCCGGTCGAACAGGATAGACAGGACCGCCACCAGGGCAAGCAGTACCACGGCCAGGGTCAGAAGTGCCAGCAGAACAGCGGCGGCGCCGCCGAAGAAAGCAGCCAGGACCGCGCCGGTATTCTCCCAGCCTGCCAGAAAATAAGACTGCCACATCATACCGCGCCCCCTTCCAGGTCTTCCACGGTGGCAGCCAGCGCCCCGCGCAATGCGGTCATAAACTTGTCGGCCTGGTCTGCATTGCCCTTTTCTCTCATGGTGGCCGCAAGCTCCCGCATAGCTTCCACTTTATCCTGTAACTGTTCAAACAGCAGGAAGAACCGGACGCCGTCTTCGTCACTGCTCACTTCCATCTGTTTGGCCATAGCTTCGGCCCGCTCTCTGGCTTCCGCTTCGGCCTGCTGGACCTGTTCCAGCACGGCCCGGTCTTTGGCTTCCTGCTGGGCAGCGGCTTCCTGGGCGGCTTCCTGCCGGGCCTGAGCTACCTGTTTCGCGGTTTCTTCCTGGGCCTTCTGTTTGGCGTCTGCCTTGGCCTTGCGAACTTCGGCAGCTGCGGCCTTCTCAGCCTTCAGCGTAGCTTCGTTGATTGCAGCGGCGTGGGCAGCTTCCAGCTTGGCCCGCTCTTCTGCAAACTCAGCGGCAAGCTGCTGCCTGGTTTCTTCCACGGCCTGCCGTCTGATCGCGTCGGCGTCCAGAGGTTCGGCTTCCACTTCGGCAATAGTTTCCACCTGTTCTTCCTGCTGGAAGAGGTTAAGCTGCTGGGCCATGGCGTCGCGCTCTTCAATCAGCTTTTTCAGTTCCGCCACGGTGATATTTGCCAGAGTGTCGCCAGTCAAGTTCTCCCGGTCCTCCGGGTTGAGCTTAGAAAGCAAGGCCAGCTTTGTGACGCCTGCCGCCGCGTTCTCTTCAATCAGACGGGCCGGAAGGCTTTCGACAACGGTAATGTAGTTGTACGCCTGCCGCTGCTTGATGCCCACCGCCGCTTCGGTGTACTCAGCAAAGGAAGAAAAACCCAGGTCTTTATAGCGCCCGCTATCCCTCATGCGCTTCAACTTCCGGCCCAGGTCAAGCAGACTATTAACGGCGGTCTTCGCGGCCTGGACGATCTCGAAGTGCATAGCGGCGGCTTCCTGCTGTTCCACCGTCATGCTGGTGATATTGTTCAAAATTGCAAGCTGTTCCATTTTTTGTTCCTCCTAAAAAATGAGAATTTTATACCGCCGCCGGTTTGGCGGCTTTGGTTTTCTTTTGAATCCACGGGGCCACAATAACGGCCAGCCATTGTTCCTCGAAGTCTTTAACTTCCGGGGTTCGATCTTTGTTTTTCTCTCCCCGGTTTTGCAATACCGCGCCGGTCTTTGTATTCAACTGCAAAGTGAAGAACGGCAGATCCGGCGTATCTGTGCGGCGTATGAAAAAAATGCTCTTTCCCTCGCAGTGTGCTTTCCCGTAACCGCCTACGCAATGCCCCAGGATTTTACCTTCCGCAATCAGCTGGCCCTCATTCTGGGCCGGGGTGATAACAAGGCCGTTATGTTCCCATTGTAACGGGGCCAACTTGTCGGCCTGCTTTGCAAAGGCTTTCCGCAGTTTTTCATCCTGGGCGTATTTGATAGCTTGCACCGCGCGGGCGTGGGCCGTCCGGACATTTGACGGGAATACTACAACACGGCTTTCGGTGTCCAGCCCCGCCTTTTCCATATCCGCCCAGTAATCCACGCAAAGGGAAATTGCGTCTTGCAGACGGTCCCGCTTCGGCTGTTCCTCCATTGCTGCCGCTTGCTTGCAGATATAATTCCAGGTAGCAACCAGGCCCCAGCGGCGCAAGGTTGCGTTTTTCTTCTGGTCGGTAACGAATCCAATGCCCGCAGCCCCCAGCTTCCCGGCGTACTCTTTCGGCGCGCCCCAGGCATTGCAGACAGCAACCGCGTGTTGATGGGCGATAATTTCCCGGCTCTCCTGCTCCGGTAGGCCCGCCACGGCTTTATATTCCTGTTTGTCCATATAAAGCATTTCATGGGGCCGCGCGGTCTTCCAGTTGATCCAGTCCAGGCCCATGGGGCCTTTTATGTACCGCATGGCACCCACCGCAAGCATTGGCGTATTCTGGGTTATATTCTCGATTGCCTTGTGCCGGGTGTAGGTGCGGGCATATAACAGCAGATCAACAGCGGCCCCGGTCGCTTCCAGCTTTTCCAGCTTGGCATTTTCCAGGGCGGTGCCCTCATATACTCCGGGATCGTGGGGCAGGACTTTGGACCAACCGCCGTCCGTAACAGAAAATTTCTCCATCTTGTACCAATGGCCGGTATACTCCATTTTGCTCATGCTGGACCAGCCCATGCGCTCCATGGCGGTGTATCGGTGCCAGCGTCCGGCAGTGTCCAGGACATAGGCGTTCCGCTTCTCCGGGTAAAGCGCTGGGCCGTATTCGTCAATTTCGTAAATGATCGCCCAGCAGATAAAGGCGATATTTCCGCCGATGTTGACAATCTCCCAGGGGTAAGCGGTGCTTTTGATCGGGTATTTTTTTAACCGGGTATAGTATGCAGCTTCCACCTTTGCCCCGCGCTCCGGGCAAGTGGTTGCATGGCCGTTCAGACATATACCGTCATGGTTTTCAAATTCTGGATAACTGCCATTGTACCCGTATACGTTGGTCAGCCATTCGCCACCGCAGGCAGAACAGGTGCAACGGGCCACGGGTTCCAGTTGTTCGGTTAAAGGGTTCCGTATTTTATCCTTACGATAGGTCAAAACTTCCCGCCCGCGTCCGCCGTGTTCCATTAACCACGCGGATAATTCGCCGTTGTCCATTGCGGGCCGGTCCGGTAATAACTTCACCAGGTCCATACTTCTGCCCCTCCCTTACAGGTAATTAGCCAGATTGATCTTTTTGGGTTTCGGTGCCAGTTTTACTTCTGCGGTGAAGTCCGGGCCGTTTGCCAGATCGACGCCACGCCAATAGCCAGAGGCCGGGATGCCGTAAAATTCCCGGATAATACGGTCAGCTTCCAGCGGTGGGCAGCAGCCGCCGTTCCCTTCCCGGTGTTCTTTGGCATAGGCCGCGATTTTCTTCTCACAGTCTACGATACCCATACCAGGGTTTTCAAAGTCCTGCAATACGATACCGGCGGCGGTGGGCTGATCTCTTAAAATGTCTTTCAGCTGTTCGCCTACGGTGTGGGCCATGCTAAACTTTTTGAGCTTGCCCTGCTGCTTCTCAATGGCTTCAATAGCCTTTTCCAGATCGGTCATGGTTTTTTATCCTCCCGTTTTATGTATTCTGTGAATCGCCACCCATTCGGGCGGGCGATAGCGTCAATAAACAGACGGCGGCGGTAAATATAATCCCGCTGATTCTTGCGGATAGCTTCGTGCTTTACCTCCACAGCTTCTACGGTGCCGTCCTTGTAGTAAATCAAAAAATCCGGGGTGTAATGGGCTGCAGGCAAAGAAATGCCGCAGTATTCGGCTTTTGGTAATAGCTCGAAGCGCGTATGCCGTTCCACCCGCTCAACCTCTCCGGCCAACTCTCTGGGCCAGATAAAGGCCATGTAATATTCCTGTTCTAGCTTGCTGCCTTCGTCGGGCGCTCTGATCTTCGGCCCCGCTCTGGCTTTCTTCCGTTCCTGTTCCAGCTGGTGCAGCTTTTCAATGGCCTGCCGTTGGGCAGCTGGCCCCAGGTCTTGCAATCTAACCGGCACAAGGTCGCCCCCTTCGTTCTGGTATTCGGTGCATTTTCAGCATGATGGACCAGCCCCAGTATTCGTTATGTTCGGCCTGGGCTTCGATAAGCTCCCAACCTGGGTATTTCTTTGCCCAGAAGTCCCGGTCATGTAATAAAGCGGGGTCTTTGGCAATCCTTTCGATACCACGCCGGGAATACTTGCTGTCGTTGGGTCTGGGCAGGATCGGGTCTATAATGCCCTTTGTGCGCTTCCATCTGTGTTTCCGCTTCGGGTATTTCATCAGATAATTGGCCAGGGCTTCCAGACTACCCTTGTCCAGCCGCAGCCGGTCACAGTTAACCCAGCCCATGAGTTTCTTTTTCCGGTGCCAACAGCTTTCGATTTCATCACGGGAAAGGCCGCATTTCAAAATAACATGATGATGGAAGCGGACGGCCTTCTGTCCCGTTGCTGGGTCGGCGTCCTGGTGTTCCGTCACGGTTATGGCTTCCGGTGGTGGTAGGCCCTGGGCTTTGCACTTTGTCCGCAGGCGTCGCAAGAAGTTGTTTATATCTCGGTCGGCCTGTTCTTCGGTCTGCGGGTGAAATTCGTCTGAATAGCTTAAACTGGTATGTGTGTCCTGTTCCGTGAAGTTGGTAGCCAATAGACGGCAGAACCACTTCCGGGACCGCTTGGCGTTATGGCCGTCCCACTTCTCCGGGTTCTTGCCCCGGAAAGGAATAGGCGCGCTTTTCTCTTTATCCCGTTCCCGGCTCTTCTTGTCCGTGCCTACGGTGTAGATCTCGACTTCCTGGTACTGGGCGTTCTGTTTGGTCTGTCCGCAAACATACCGCCTTTCCCTTTGTACCGTCTTCATGGTGGCTACCTCCTATATTGGGACCGTTCTGTTTTTATCACCCCATACAAGCCCCTCATGCTGGCTTCCGCCAGCGCGTTGACAAAGTGCCACCGGTGCGCTATAATTAGCGTAGTTGATCCCCTGGCACTTTTCGGAAGCGCGGCCATTGCAGTGGCCGGGCTTCTTTTTTGCCCTTTGCAGTTAAGTGCAAAGGGCTTTTTGTTTTTCTTTCTCGATCCAGGCGGCCCCGGCTGCCTGGTGTTTTTCGTCGCTATCTATCAGCAGGAAGGCCCGCCCGGTTCGGACAGCTGCCACGCCGGTGGTGCCGGACCCGGCGAAAAAGTCCACCACAAGCCCGCCGGGGTTCGTGTGGGTGGATATTATTTTTTCCATAACGTCAAGGGGTTTCTGGCATTGGTGCCGCTTCGGCCCCCCCTGGGGTTCCTGGCTGATCCAGATATTACAATGGTCGTTATCAAGGTTGTGGACAAATCGGGCGGCGTTGGCTGCCTGTATCTGATCGGCATAGCCCGCCACCGTTTTGTCTTGTTCTGCTTTCAGATCGTCGAATGTGCGGTACCCTTCCCAGCTGTCGCAGTGGAAGGCCGCCACGATCTTGAGATAGGTTTCGCGGGTTGGTAATAGCCACTGTGTACTATTAAACCGGAAGCAATGGTCGGCAGACTGGCCGACGGCTTCTATAATCTGCCTTTTGGTGGCCCCGGTGTATTCCAGCAGGCGGCGGAAGTAGTCACGCAGGCCGCCGAAGTTCTCCGGGTCCAGGCGGGCCAGTTCCAGGCCGGTTTTATTCCAGGCCGTTCCCGGCTCTGCCTTCACGAAGAACACGCAGAACTCGCCAATATTAAACCAACTGCGCAGGGTATTGCCGGGACCAGGGCAGGCCCATAGCTTTTTCCGGTGGGTAGGCTTTACCCATAGCCCCCAGGTAGCGAACCGCAGATCCGTGTTTTTCTCTAACCAGTCGCACAACCATGCGATTTTTTGGAGGTCGTTGTGCCAAAATCCCATAGTTCCGTTTGGTTTGAGTATGCGCTGGGCCTGGATGAAGGCCCGCCCCATGAAGGCCAAATAGTCGGCTTTTCCGGCGAAGGTGTCCCATGTTTTATCCTTGTCCATTCCATAGGGCGGGTCTATCAGAACCATGTCGGCGCTTTCGCTCTCCACGGCGGGAAGCAGCTGGAAGCTGTCGCCGCAGTAATACCGGTCCGGTTCCAGGTGGCCGAAGTCGTAATAGTACCAGTACGGTGGGTTATTCTGCCGGTGATCCACGGGCCGCCACCTCCAACACTTTGCAGGCGTCCGCTCCCAGGTACCGCCAACTCTGGGGCGCGCGGTCGATGCCGACGGCAGTCAGGGCCACCGGCTCCGGGAAGCGGGTGGGGTTCTTGACCTTCCAGGCGTAGACCCAACCGGTGCCGCCGTATTCCTCCACATACTCCGGGGACACTTGCGCGTCTTGTGCTATGCCCGCCGGGTAATGCTCTTCCGGGCTTTGCTTGCGTACTCCCACATAGGCGGGGCAATCGAAAAAGCCGGTAATGGCTCCGGCCCCGCCGTCCGCCTTACTTTCATACATATACACCCGCAAGGGGTACTTTGCCGGGTCCCACTCTCCAGGGGAATATCGCGGTACAGTCTTCCGAAGCTCTACCGTTTTGGTCCCGGCGTAGATGTTGGCTGCGTGTTGCTTTCTGATCGGAAGCAGCACGGCCCAGGTCTGCGGGGCGGCCATAGTTACCACCATCGCTTCCCGTTTAAGAAGTTGATAGCGTCCTGCTGGTATTCGTCCGTCCGATAGGTACAATGTAAAATACGAATCCGGGACGCCTTACCTTCCAGGTAAAGGCCGCCTTTTACCCACTTCACAACCCGGCCATGATCCAGCAGCATATCCGCCGTTTCTACCGGGACGAACATACAGCCGTTGTTCCCGTCTTTCTGCCAGACCTCCATATTTTCATACATAAGCCGGGTACGGTGGGCAGCAATAACCGGCCCTTTTGGGTCGATCTCCGGGAAGCGCTCCACCATGTTAAAAATGGCGGTGTTGGTTTCTTTCTTCTGGACTTTGAACGCTTCACCGATACAGGGCAGGCCCTTCAAGTGCTGGGCCACCAGGCCGATAACTTCCGGGGGTACGTTCTTCCATTCGATTTCCACCAGCCAGTCGCTGGAATTGATAACCAGGACGCCTTCGTCGTCTTCGTCTGATCCGGCGCGGCGGGCCACCATGTAGCCTTGTCCTTTGTAATCCTCGCGGATTGCCCGCAGCAGGGCGGTTTTATCTATAACCATGTTGCAACCTCCGCAGTTCCTTTTCGGCGTCTGCCTTTTTCAAAAAGACGGTTTTACCCAGCTTGTCCATGTCGCCAATGCGGAAGCGGCCCGTATTAAGCCAGTATTCAGCACGGCCCCGGCGCCACTTGTTGCCGATAACGAAAACGGTAATGTTTGCACCCTGTAACTGTTCCGCGAACCGGGCCAGCTGGGCCATGGCTTCCTCATTCATGCGGAGCAGGGTTTCAATGGTCAGGGCGGCTTCCTCCACCAGCGCGTCGTTATCGCCGGGTAGGCAATCCCGGATAAACGGGCACTTTTCGCAAGCTCCGTTATGGTAGTCGGGGCCGCAAAGGTGCAGGGCGGTTAAAACTTCGTCGATGGAATGGCGTCTGTTACTGTTGGACATTCTTCTTTTCTCCTTTCGCGTTGATGATAATAGCCACCGCAAACAGTACCACGGTGCCGAAGGACAGCAGCCGGGGGCCAATGGTGGGGGCAGACATAGCAACCACGGCCAGGACAACCGCCACCAGGACGGCCAGGACCGCGCAGACAGCGGTCACCTTGTCGGCCATGGTGGGGCCGGGGTAGGTAAGGAACATTCGGTCATTTTCCATAACAATAACCCTGTTATCCACGTCGGCCCGCCGGTTGGGGTTGTTGTTCACCATTGCCATTACTTCGGCGGTCTGCTGCTCCCAGATCGTGGGGGGTTCCTGCTTCAAATACTTGGGTTTACGGGTTTCGGTCATGGTAATCTCTCCTTTTTATGTTCTTCGGCGGCGTCAATGACTACGCGGCCCTTGATGCCTACCAGGTGGGACCAGTAGGCCCCTTCAAAGTCTTTTTTATGCTCCGGCGTCCGGTTCTTTCGGCAGCTAACCAGCCGGGTGGGGTTACTCATGTCCTGCCGGAAACTCTGGCAGACCATGCAGCGCCCGAAGTCGAAGTCGCCCGGCGTCTGGATCGGACAAACAATGTGGTATTTCATGCTGCTACCGGCCACCCCCCCGTCTTCGGTTTTTTCTGATCTCGTTAGCGGTATAACCCCAGATGTGGGCTTCCCGCTGTTTGGCTTCCCGGATTTGGGCCTGCTTTGTTTTCCAGGCGATAAACTCCGGCTTTTTGCAATGGTCGGAACAGGCCAGGTATCTATCCGGGCACCCTTGACAGGGGCGGTCTGGGTTGGGGCCTGTTACACTCATAACGTCGGCACCTCCCCGAAGCGGCCACCGCTGCTATAATCCCATTCTATTGTCCCGTCCTCATACCGGACGATCCCATGAGCTACGAAGGTCCAGCCGGTGGCCGTGTTGGTCATGCGGGCACAATAGGAAGGTTCCGGGGTGTTGTTGTCCCAGACGTCGCCGCAAAGGTAAATTTTGCCGTTCCGGTTCAGATAAATTTCCCCGGTCGTGGGCTTGAATCTCTTCCCGCTCATGTTGTTTCCTCCTTTGGTGGCTCCGGCATGGGTGCCCAGTGTGTTACATCCTTCGGCGGAAAGATGCAGGTTTTTGTAGCCCACCAACCATTAGCCAGATATGCTTCTTTAACCATGGGCATGGGCGCTTCGGACGGGATGCACACCAGGACGGATATAAATTCCTGGGGTAGTCTGTCGCTAGTCTTTACCCAGGGCGTTGCCGTGGGCTGTTCCTTTACCTTCTTTATCGGGGTATTCATCAGCGCGGCCAGGATGGGATCGCCGCCACAAGCAAGCGTTTCCTGGATTTCCCGCAGGTCTGCAAGGGTTCTTTTCCTGGAAATAATATCGTCCATGGGTTACTCCTTTGCGTCGTTGATCCGCTGGACCAACCGGGCTATTTTGCGGTCTACCATCTGATCCACGGCGGGGCCGACTTGGAAGATATACCGCAGCTGTTCCAGCATAATGGTGGCGTCTGCTATCTCTTCGGCTACCTGGGCCGGGTGTGTGAATCCCCGCAGGGCCTTGCACACTTCCTTTTGAATTTCGCTCAGTTCTTCCAGGGCAACAACCAACTGTGTGTTTACTCCGAAGGTTGCCAGGGCGTCGGCGTATACCTTTTGTCGTTCTTCGTGGGTGGTGTGGGGGGTTCCGCTCATAAAAATACCCCCCTTATGCCAGCGCTTCGGTAACGTTGATATAGTCGTCCACCCGTTTACGCAGTTCCTTATCTGATAAGGGCCGGTCGTAGCTGGCATGGTAGACCGTGCGGCCATCCTTGCCAATCATTACATGATGGTTACGGGGACTTTGGACAATGATATAGCCCCGGTGTTCCAGTTTCTTCATGCCTGCCGGTTTGGCGGGCTGGGTGTTGCGGGCCTGTTTTTTACTCATGGGCTTCTCCCTCCGTGGTTGGCTCTTCAAACCACACATAATAGTAATATTTTCCGCTGAACGGTGTCCGGCCACCGATGCAGGCACCGGGCGGCCTGTTCTCTGTGCCGGTCCAGCTGGCCGGGGTGTCTTCGCCTTCCTGGGCCAGATACGCCGCCACCAGGTCGGCGGCGTTGGATGTAGTCAGCACCCGGCGCAGCTGATCCGCCGGTACTATCAGTTCGCCGGGGTCTGCTTCCAGTTCCAGGCAGGGGCCGGGAATGATCCCGCCCACGGCGTAGGTGGCAGCGTCGGCAAGATTGGCGACGGTGTCCCGCTCCGGGCAATTTGCCAGCGACGGCAAAATGGCCACGGTGGCGCTATTTTCGGAATCCGTTGTCTGTTCCGTATTTTCCGGGGTTCGTTCCGCTTCCGGGCCGGTTCGTTCCGGCTCTGGGGCATTTGTTGCGGTTTCCGCCACAGAATCGGCCACCGGCTCCGGGGCCGGTTCTGCAACTTCCTGGGTTTCCTCAGTAGTTGCGGGCCAGATCGGCGCGAAATAGGGATCCAAAACCGGGATGCTGTCATAGTACCGGCGGCTCTCACCGTCGGAAGTTTCCACCACGATGCAGTAAACCGGGCGGCCCTTGTGAATCATCACGCAGTCGAGCTTCGCCTTGCGGCGGCTGCCGTTGCGCTTCGGCTTCAATTCCAGGCCGAACATGGTGTCCTCTTGCATTTCCCAGCACCAGACCGGCGGGGTAATCTTGATTTTCGGCTCGTAGGTCCAGCAACAGGCCCAGGGCCGGGGGCCAATGCCTACCCGGATAGGGTGCTGGTATTCGCCTTCTAACTGGCTTTCGTTTGGGACGCTTGCGCCCTCTCCGTGCTGTCCCATCCAGGACGCCTTTATGCTATACAGGTATTGGGTGCGTTCGCTCCGAAACTCCCGCAGGGTGAAGGCTTCACCCAGGCGGCACGGTGCCCAGATTTCCGTATCCCTGCCCCAGGACAGCTTCGGGCGGCCTGTTTTGGGGTCGATTTCTCCGACGTCAATAACGGCGTTTGTGTCGCTCATTTTTCCATGGGCCTCCTTTCAAAGAATCGGCAGTAGTTGTTCGGGCTGGTAATCAGTCCGGCCCATTGGCTCCGGGGGTTCATGCACCGGGGATCGTTTAAGCACCAGCTTTCACATTCCAGGCAGTTGGGTGCCTGGGTGCGGGAGTGGTAAAGGGTGCAGGGGTTTGGAACTTCGTGGGGTTTGGTGATCCTGCAATGCCATTCCCCTTTCAGATAGCGCAGCCGGTGGCAGTATTCGCAGTCGTAGCAGTCCGGGGCCTTCTGGGCCGGGACGGCTTTGTATTCGACTGCAAAACCCCGTTTTGCAGCTGATTCAACGGCGCGGGTCAAAAGCTCCGGGGCGTGTTTCCGAATGTGTTCTTCCAGTTCTGCCGGAAGGAACACTTCACAAGGCGGGGTTTTACTCATTTCCGGTTCCTCCGTTCCTTTTCGATCATGGCAGCAATGTGCTGGCCGGTTTCGGTTTTTAGCCATGCCGCCGTTTCCTCCGGGGTGGCCCACAGCTTTTCCCGGCAGATACCCGCCACCAGCTGGGCAGCGGCGTCTTTATTTATGCGGCCCATGTGCGGCCCTCCTTCCGAATACCTCTTGATTGTTTGGTATTTGTCTGATAGAATCACTTCAAGGGGTGATTCTATGGACTTCGATTCTTTTGACCTGGCCCGCAAGGATGTGCGCCGTTTGAAAAAGATCGCAGCGGGCGACACAGCGGCCCAGCACACAGCGGAAGAAAAGGCCCTTTTGCGGTATGGTCTGATTAAAGAAGAAAGTTTGCTTGTTTTGACGAACGGTCAGCGGCCACGGGCGAATTTTGACGCTGTAGTTATCACCCGGCCCGGAAAACAGTTCCTTGTTTATTGGGATAAGCAACAGAAAGCAACCCGCAAGGAAGCCTTTCGCTTTTGGTTTCCGACGATAATAGCCATTTTGTCGTTGTTGGTGTCGCTTATCTCAATTTTGCCGTCAATATTACATTGACGATAATCTGCGCTATTTGCGTAAGTACCACGATCCACCACATATAATCCGGCGGACCGCCCTTCCAGTTGGGGCGGTTCGTTTTTTTCATACTCTCCGCCCTCCCTTACGCGGTCTTTTCAGTGGTGAACAAGTCCGCCACGCTGCAACCCAGCACTTCCGCCAACTTGGGCAGTTTATCAGTCCGGGGCATACGCGCGCCGGTTTCCCACATTGCTACGGCGGCCTGGGTTGTTCCCATAAGCCGTGCAAGCTGTTCCTGGGAAAGTCCTTTTTTGATTCTATAATCCTTAATTGCCGTCATTTTTTGAATTACCTCCTTTGCGTAATCACTAAGTGTGATTAATATAACATCACACTTAGTGATTGTCAACACATTTAGTGATAATTTTTTGAAAATCCTTGCTTTTATAACTCTTTGTTATTATCATATAAGCAAAGGGGGCGGTACTGTGTTCAGAGTAGAGTTAAAGAAATACCGCGAAAATGCGGGGTTATCTCAATGCAAACTAGCTGAAAAAATTGGCGTATCACAAGCCACCGTCGGAATGTGGGAAAGTGGCAAACGGGAGCCGAATTTCGCAACGCTTTGCAAGTTGGCTGATTTCTTCGGTGTGACTGTTGACGCACTTTTAGGCCGTTCGGTTTCTGTTGTTAAGTCCGTAGGGCTGCCGCCTAGTGATGCCGACTTACTCCATAAGTTCCACGCCCTTAATGATGTGGACCGTGCCCGTATTTTGAATATGCTGGATTTTGATTATCGGGCGGCTATTTCGCAAGAAAGTGCAAAATCCTCCAATTCCACAGCATAAAAAAATAACCCGCCACAATGGGCGGGAATGGAGTGTATAAAATGGCTATTTCTGTAATAATTGACGGTGATGGAATCCGGGTTGTAGAAAGTGCAGACGGCGAAAGGCGCAGCAGACCCGGACGCGGTAGGAGCTTGCTTTCTCTGCTGGATGATTATGTTTCCTTAGACCTGGAAACGACTGGTTTTAGCCCTGAGTATTGCGAAATTATCGAAGTGGCCTGTATTCGCTACCGGGGCGGCGTGGAAGTGGATTCTTTTTCAACATTGGTTAAGCCCAACGACATGGATGCAGTAGACGGGCATATTTCCACCCTCACCGGCATTACTCCCGAAATGTTGGAATCTGCGCCGGGTATTGATACCGTTCTGCCGCAAGTGCTGGCTTTTATTGGCTCCGATACCGTTGTGGCGCACAAGGCCAGTTTTGATATAAACTTCGTGTACGACAATGCGGAACGGTTAGGGCTGGGGGCTTTTGGCAATGACTATATTGATACCATGCGAATGGCCCGCAGGCTGTACCCGGATTTTGTAAACCACAAGTTAAAAACATTGGTTAAGCAATTCGGGATCGCCAAAACCGTGGCCCATCGGTCGGAAAGCGACGCAAGGCAAGCCGCCCTTTGCTATCAGCACATGACTAAGTATGTGCAGGAAAATAATCTTTCTGAAAAACTGGTCACCGCCGCCACCTCCGGGAGCGGAAAGGCGAAAGCGGCGGACATTGTAGGCAATCCCGAATTGCTGAAAGAAAATAGTCCGCTGTTCGGAAAGATCGTTGTTTTTACCGGGGCATTGGATAGAATGACGCGGAAAGACGCCATGCAGATCGTGGCAGACCTCGGCGGTATAAACGGCGACAACGTAACCAAAAAGACGGACTTCCTGGTGCTTGGCAATAACGATATGTGCACCTCTATCAAAAACGGGAAAAGTAAAAAGTATCAGAAGGCCGAAAAGTACATTTTGGCCGGTTCCGATTTGTCCATTATCTCCGAAAATGTCTTTTATGATATGCTGGCCGAAGGCTAAAGGGATGTGATACCATGCGCGCTTTTATCTATTGCCGGTTTTCTAGTCACAAGCAGCAGGAACTAAGCATAGAAGGACAGCTGGGCGTCTGTACAGAGTACGCCCAAAAGCATAATATTACCGTGGTAGGGGAATACATAGACCGGGCGCGTAGTGCCAGGACGGAGAAACGCGACGACTTCCGGCGTCTGATCCGGGACGCAAGCACCGGCGTGGTGGATTGCGTTCTGGTTTGGCGGTATGACCGTTTCTTCCGCAACCGGGCCGAAAGCGCCCTGTACAGGAAGCAGCTGGAAGCTGCCGGGGTTCACCTTATCAGCGTAACGGAATTTATACCGGACGGAAGCGCGGGCATTATTACCCAGGGTATGATCGAAACGGTGGCCGAATATTTCAGCGCCAAACTGTCCGAAGATACAATCCGGGGCATGAATAAGGCCGCCGAACATTTCCAGGTCAAGATCGGAAGAGCGTCGTGTAGGGAAAGAG